TAATGAAAACTGGACAAACTACAAGTTATCGTACAGGTGATGATGGTGATTTGGAACGTGGTAGAAATGTTAGTTTTTTTCTTCTTGCTGAAAACAATGTTTTTGGCAACACAAATCGTTTTACCGATGAGTTAGGTGGTCAAACATACACAAAAAATATTGTGATTGATTGGTCAACATATGACGGTAGTACGGTTTTAGGATGGAGAAGGACAAGAAGTTCAAGCAATTGGGCAAGCGCAATTGATGGCGCTTTAATTGTTAGTATTGCGCCATTTACAAGTGGTTGGAGATTGCCTAATGTACAAGAATTATTTAGTATTCAAATTTTTGGAGGTTCTGGGAAATTAAATTATACTCCATTTACAACAGCTGCTGGTTTTGATTTATGGACATCTACAACAAATCCAGCTGTCACAAATCAATCATTTCATTTAAGTTCAGGTACAAGTAATTTATTTATTTCTACATCTCAATTATCAGTATTACAATACATCCCCTGCCGTACTTTCACCGTAACAGGAACAACACTTTCATAACATAAAAAAATAATACAATGGCTACATATAAATTTCCTCAGTTTCAAGTAGAAATTACTACTGACATTATGGAAGTAAATCTAAATACTATATCAGATAAAGCAGTAGATAAACTTTTGTCTGTTGATATTAAGTTAATTGCTAATGATGCTACATTTGGATTGAGAGCAGAAGATATGCCTTATGTAGATACTTGGGAAGATACAGATGTACCTAATATGGTAAATAATTGGTTAAATCAATTTGTAGTTTAATAATGGGTATTTATATTAAAGCAAGAGTAAGTGGTCCTACTTTTGATGCCGATGCGCAGGCTTTTATTACGACAGCAGGAATAACAAATGATATTCAAAAAACAGCTATTAACTTTTTAGTTGTTTATACTAAAATCATTGGAGTGTGGACTAAACTATCTGCTTTATATCCTTTTGTTGGTGGTACTGCATCAAGCCACAAATGGAACTTAAAAACTCCTTTAGATACTAATGCAGCTTTTAGACTTAACTTTGTTGGAGGTTGGACACATTCTTCTCTTGGTGTACAAGCTAATGGAACAACAGGGTATGCTGATACATTTTTTGTACCTTCAGCACATCTTACAGCTACTACGGGTATGATGGGTGTATATACAAGTACAGCAACATCTTCTCCAGGTACTGCATTTGGAGTAGTAGATAGTGTTGTTGAAGGATATGCGTTACTAATAAAATTTTCAGGGGATAACAATTGTTATTGGTCAGTTCACGATAATCTTTCACAAGGTTTATTTGCAAATAATAACTCATTAAAAGGGTTATGGTCTATTGGAGTCAATGCAGCAAATACAGCACAAAAAGTTATTTATAAAGACAGTACACTTATAACAACAATTGCAAGAAGTACAAATGCTGTTCCAACAAGTAGTATGGTTTTTTCTGCAAGAAAAGTTAGTCCGTCAACTATTACTAACTACGATAACCGACAATATAGTTTATTTTATATAGCAAATTCTAATTTAACATCTACTGAAATGGCAAACTTTTACAATGTTATACAAGCATATCAAACACTATTAAATAGACAAGCATAATAAAAATGTTGGGTGGTATCTTAGACGAAGAAGAACTAAAATACCTTACAGGTAAATATTATATAGATGGGCATATTTTTACTCCATTACGTATGACAAATGGAACTTGGATATTACCTTTGTATCAAATACATTATAACGAAAACATAGATTGCTGGTGGGTTAAATATTTAACTATAACTGAATATAAATAAACATGAAAACATTACTATTACAAGTAGATCAAACGGTTTTAACAAATCTTACAAACTATGGAGTTTTAGGCATTTTTGCTATTTTGATGATTGGCGTTATTTACTTTATGGGCAAACAGTTTTTTGTCTGGCATAAAAAAAACGAAGCAAGAATACAGGAACTTGAAAAAAGACTAGAAGAGTATCTTGTAGAAGATCGAACAAAACTAATGGAAACTGTTGCATCAAATAATCATGTCATTGAAAACAATACATCAATGATGAAAAAGCTTCTTAACCTTGTTGAAAAACTTGAAAAATAATATGTTCAACTTCCTTAAAGAAAGCACAGACTATAGTTCAATGCGCGTTACATTATTACTTGGAACGCTTTGCATTTGTCTATTGTCATTGGGTATTTTTATTTACCTAATTATTCATGCAGTTAAATGCTCTTCACTTGACTGGTCTGGTATGTCAATCTTCTTGACATCTATAGCAGCGTTTGCCGGAACCTTGTTGTATGGAAAAGTGCAACAGAAAAAAGTAGAAAAATCAAATATTGATAATCAAAACATAGAACAAAATGGCCAGAATGTTTAACTCAAATAAAGTACGTTCTTTCTTTCAAAAGAAAAAACAAATACTTGTAGATGCTTGCTGCGATACAGAAACTTGTTGTGATGCAGTAACTGGAACACCTTGTGGATTTAATATTTATTTCACAGATAAATTATATACCACTAGAACTGAAATCACAACAATTCAAGCACCATTTATAGGTTATGTATCATCTGCCCCTGGATTATTACCTATTAATTTTGAAATATATGCACAGGCATCTTCACTAGATATTAGCAATATAAATGTTACCAATGTCAATAGTGGACCTTCATTGACAACATTACCAGCAACACCATATACATTAGCAGCTAATAGTTATGGTGTTTTAGCAGGAATTGTAAATAATTCTCCAGCAGGTGGTACTTGGGTATTGGGACAATCTTATAATTACATAATTACATTCACAATTACATGTGGTGCAATTGTTCAAAATGCAACCATAAACTTAACAATTAAAGCATAATGGCACTATTCACAAAAAATCCAAACAGTTATGGTCTTATAGGTAAGAACATGAAACTATATGCAGCATGCTGCACTGATACAGATGCTTGCTGTGTACCAAAAACATCACCAAAACCAGATCCAAAAGATCCACCAAAAGATTCAAAAAGATAATGAGTAATGTCATAGACATTGCCGGATATAAAATAAATGCCCAATCAAACATTATTCTTGATGGCACTAAACCAGTCAACAAAAGATATTATCGATCTTCTTTGTTGCCTGAGAACATATCTTGCTATGATGACCACATGTGTAAGTTTCAAAACGTAGAGTTGTTTCAGCCGGTAATCTATGACCTTGACAACCCTATGCCAAAATACAATCGCGCGTGGGAAGTTTATGACAATCCAAATATTAAAAAGAAAAAACTGATACGTATTAACTTTCCAAGACACTACATGGAATGGTGGTACGAACAACGCAGAAGATGTATCGAAGGCTATACCATTGGTGGAGTTCATCTTACTGGAGCAAACTATTGGTATTTAAACTTTTGGCGCATTAAGACTAAAGAAAAAGGTGCTGGTCTTATACCGCCAAGGTTTGTTGATATGGACAAAGAGTTCTTTGATTTACTGGAACAGGCTAAATTAAATGATAAAAATCTACTTTGTCTTAAGCGACGTCAGATTGGTTTTACCGAAAAAATGGCAGCATTATGCGCTCTTGAAGCTTTGCTATATCCATCTTCGCAGACATTGATAGTAGCCGGTCTTGATGACTATGCTACTAACTGTTTTAATAAAGTTGTTATGGGTATAGATGCCTTGTCGCCATACTCACAGGAGCAATCAGGCAGAGAGTTTTTCAAACGCAAGCTAAAAGATATTCCTCAGTACGTTAAGTTTGGCTTTGAAGCAACAAGTGTACAGAAAGGATATCTGTCAGAAATATTTGCCATAACTACTAAAGATAATGCACAGGCCGCATCAGGTAAATCTCCAACCTTAGTGTTTATGGAGGAAGCTGGTATCAATCCACTTTTAAAAAGAGTGTACAATATGATACAACCCTCTATTGAAGAAAATGGAAAGCAGAACGGCCGTATAAATGTCATAGTTGGTACCGGTGGTGAAATGAGAAAAGGTGTTGCTGATTTAATGGATATGTTTTATAAGCCAGACAAGTATAATCTTTTGGCAGTACAAAACACTTATGAGCCTGGTGCAGAAAATACAAGATGTTGCCCATTCTTTCCTGCATGGTATTTTTATGTTATGGACAATGATGGCAATAGTTATAAAGAACCATCACTAGAACTTATTAAGCAGAAACGAAAGAAGATTGGTAACAACAAAAAAGATTTGCACGAAAACAAAACACAGATGCCATTGACTCCTACAGAGGCATTTAGTTCATCTGGTTTGTCACCATTTAATACTGAAAAACTAGAAAGGCAACTACAAAAGTTATTATCAGAAGAATGGGAAGAAAAGTTACAGCAGGGAAAGTTTGAAGAGATAGTAGAACATGGCAAAATAGTTGGGGTGCGCTGGATTGCGGCGCCAATGGGTATGGAAGATGCGTTAGATCATGAAGGAGATTTTATGTACCCATTTATTATAATTGAACATCCTGATAGGCCCGAATACGTAAGTTCTATTGGATATGAATACTACACTGGTTCTGGAAATATCCAAGGTTTGTATGGTGCTGGCACCGACTCTTATGATAAAGATGAAGCAAATGCATCAGACTCAGAGGGTTCATTTGTTGTGATGAAAGGATATCATTCTTCAAACAAAACATCAATGATGCCTGTTGCCAGATTAACCTGGAGGCCTGTAAAGAAAGAAAAGTTTTATAAGCAGACAGCATTGGCTTGTATGTACTATGGTGATTGTGAAAACTTGATAGAGTGGTCTAATATTGCTATCTTTGACTGGTACAAAAATAATGACTTTGACCACTTGTTAAAAGAAAGACCTGAAATAGCTTATGCTACAGTAAAGGATAGTAAAGTAAATAATAGATTTGGTGTTGACCCTAATACTAAACCAGTATGGATTGAACACTTTTCATCTTATGTAGAAGATTATGCGGACAATATATATGACCTTGTAATGGTTCAAAAACTAAGAGACTTTCGTTCTAGAGATCATAACTGCGACATTACCATATCAGTTATGTTAGCATACGAAGGTATACTAGATGACATAAAAAAAGGTTATGATAAGGTGGTAGAATCAACAAATAGTGTTATGTTTACAGGATATATGAAAAGAAACGGCAGATTACAAAGAGTATGATATACGGAGAGTTTTATCCAGTGCCCTTAGAAAGCTTACCAAAAGACGAGCAGGAAAAATATGCTAAGTCTTTAATGGACAGCTATATAGAGCAGAATCACAGGGATGGTGGACTTCAAATGAATGTACCACTTGAAAGCACTTCTGTCCGTTCTCGCATGGACAAAATAACCTATTGTCGCGCTCTTTGGAATAACGAACTTGATGATGCAAGGTTTGGTTATCTCTACAATAAGATAGACAAACAAATACATGATAGTCAATCTGGAATAGATGACATTATTACTCTTGAGATGCCTGCCCGGGTGCGTAACATTCCAATAGTAAGGCCAAAACTTCAAGCACTTATATCTGAAGAAATGTCAAGACCTGTTGTTACAAAAGTAATTGGAATGACAGATGAAATAGTTGGAAAGAAACTAGAAAATATTAAAAATGACATTTTAGATAAGCAACTACAAAAAATAAAACAGAATCAACTTATAAATGCAACTAATCAAGCTTTGATTCAGATGCAACAGCAAATGATGCAGCAGATGGCGCAAGACCCACAAGCGCAACAGATGATTATTCAGATGCAAGTTGAGTTAGAGCATTTACAAAATTTATTACAAAATGATATTGTAATAACAAACGAAGAGGTAAGAAGAATCAGAGAATATTACCAGTACTCTCATAAAGAGTTTGAAGAAAAACTTTGTTCACAAGCATTAGAAGAGTTTATTGATAGCAAAAGATTGCGACATCTAATGAACAACTTCTTTGAGGAAATGATGATTACTGGTGAGCCTATTTGGTATTGTGATTGGGAACCTGGATTAGCTGAACCCGAAGTAAGATTGATAAGACCAGAATATCTTTGGTATCAAGCAAACGAAGCGGCAAAGTATTTACACGAACTAGACTGGATAGTAGAATATAGTCCAATGTCAATAGGACAAGTTATTCAATATTACGGAGCAGACATAACAGAAGAAAACTTAGAAACACTAAGAAGCGAGTTTCCAATGTTTTCACAAGACGCGTGGTACAGAACAAATCTTACAAACTTTCCTGATGGCAGTCCATCTGGTTGGTATAGCGGTAATGATTATTTGTACTCACACCAAGTAGACACATATAAAGTTAACTGGAAAGAACAAGTTGAAGTTTATGCATTGTATTCAGAAAACAAAAACGACACACCCTACTTCTCGGAGAAGCCGCCTTTCGTTAAATTCCTCACGCCGGAAGAGTATCAAGATCTTACTTCCACAGAATCAAAAAGAAAGCGTCTTGAAAAGAAAGGACAGAAAATCCTTAAAGCATATCGTGTTGATAGATGGTCAGGTGTCCGAATAGGAACAATGACTTACATTAAAATCAAAAAACATGATTTTCAATATCGCACTCATGACAGGCTTTCAGACATTGCGCTGCCATACATAGGATTTGCTAACAACAGATTCTATAAAGCATATTCTCCGCTATGGGAAACTAAAGACATTCAGGAACTTTACAACATATTACATTACCAAGAAGAACTTCTGATTGCTCTATCTGGTGTAAAAGGTATTATCTATGATCTATCGCAAATGCCAAGCGGTATGACACCACAAGAGGTAATGTACTACATGAAGCAAGGTCTTGGTTTGATTGAAACTGTTAAGCCAAATGGTAAAGCGGTACGCACTTCATTTAATCAGTTTGCCACATACGATATGACTGTATCTCCGGCAATACAATCAATAATGATGATTAAGGAATCTCTTAATACATTAGCTGGTGAGATTACTGGAGTAACAAGACAAAAGACAGGACAGGTATTGGCATCGGACCAAGTAGGTACATCTCAAATGGCATTGGCACAATCTAATGTTGTTACCGAGTATTACTTTATGAAAACCGATGAACTTAATGAACTTTTATTTACAAGACTTTGTAATATCTTTCCATACGCATATGCAGAAGGTAAGCGCGGAATGTATGTAGTAGGCAAAGAAAGACAGGAGATACTCAACATACAAAAAGACCAGTTGAAAGGTGAGTTTAGATCTATAGTAAACTCTGGCAGCAAAGAAAGAGAAATAATGCGTACGGCAAAGCAGATGGCTCAAATGAAGTTTCAACAAGGACAGATAGGAGCATCTGATTTTCTTGATTTGCTAGATACTGATACAATGTTTGAAATGCGTAAACTATTAAAAGATGCCGAACAACGTGTGTTAGAAACCAGTCAAAAGATGCAAAGCGATTCTGTAGAGCAACAGAAACAAGCGCAAATAGAAGTAGAGCAAATGAAAATGCAGATGCAGCAACAAATAGCACAAATGTCTAGTCAAGTTGAAGGCCAACTACTGCAACTTAAAGGACAAATAGACTTGCAGAAAGAGCAAATGAAAATACAAAATGCACAAACTCAGTTACAAGTACAACAGCAAGCCGACCAACAAAAATTAGAAATAGAACAAGAAAAAATAGAAAATGAGAAACAAGTTGAGTTAGCTTATCTTAACTTTGCATATACAGAACTCGAGGTTAATGCGACGAACCAACGAGCACAGATGCTGATTAATAGAGCAAAGACAGCATTGGAAATGAAATCGTCCGCTAAAAAAGAACGTGTAAAAGACTAGAAACATGGAAAACGAAAACAACTTTGTAGACACATCGAGTGCAGATTTTGCCACTCAGTTTAAAGCTCCTGATATGGATTTTCAGGATGACTTTTATGGTGATGAAGGATTACAAGAACAAGATGATGTTCAAGAAAAATTTGATGAGTTTGATAATCCAATAGAAAATGATGATGATGATTATCAAAACAACAATAATGATAATGACTCAAATGACACTACCGGTAATCCAGTATTAGATTCTTATTTGCAATGGGCCGTAGAAAAAAACATTGATGTAAGAAATCAAAACATTGATGTAGAAAACTTTGATGCCGAAACAATGGATAAGTTGGTAGGAGAATACTACATCCAAAAGAAACTTGGTGGTGTAGACCCTCGTATAGCTGAACTATCCGAACAGGGCATAAGTCTTGATGAATATATGCAGCACAAAAACTATTTGCTTAGTATTGCCAATCAAGATCCAGTTCAACTTTATAAAGCATCAATGTATGACCATTTGCTTAAATCGGAATCACAATTAGGTTCTATTAATGTAGACCAGTATGGAAATCCAGATGAAGCAAGTATGAAATACCTTGTAAATGAGGTAGAGCGTAGAATACAAAGTATGAATCCTGATGCTATTAAGCAAAGAGGACAACAGATTCAACAATCTTACATGCAGGAAATCAATAAACTTCCTGACAACTTAATTCAGCAACAACAACAGAAATATATATCCGAACTTCAGAGGTATAATACCGAAGTCGAAGAGCTTACAAGTTTATTTAAAGATAGGCTTTCAAAAAGTGATAATCTTGTCATAGACTTCTCAGGCCAAGCCGAGAAAGATGATTTTATCAATTACATGAAACAAAATCTTGAAATACACAATTATCAAGGACAACAGGTGGTGCCCCTGTTGCACCGATTGCAAAACGACGCTGAATATTTGGCTACTACTATGAGGTTGCTGCACATGCACGATAAAGGTTATTTCACAGACTTGAAAAATATGGAGCGCAACGCTGCATTCAAAAAGTTAAGTGTTACGCCAGTATTGAGCAAAAATTCAAAACAACAATCAACGGGCGGACCTGGAAAGTATGTAGATACATCCGACCCGAATTATCTTAAAAAGTTTAAACGCTAAAAAAAATGGGACTTGAAAAGTTTGGCGTACCCGGCCGCGTTGTTGTAGGTAATCCGCGTGATTTGACTAACTTCAAGATGACGGACTACAATAACCTCCGCAATATCGCCGCAGTTCGCCCTGATGTTATTCAGGGTCTATTCAAACACTTTTCTGAAAGAACCGGTATGATTACCGAACTTCTTTATTACATGAAAAGTAACTATGACCCAACTGTAGAAAGATTTAAGCAACAGAACTTTGGCCAGCAAAAATCAGCTTGGGCAAAGAACTTCAAAATGCTTAACAATCTTGAATACGCTTGGTGTTCTCCTGCACCTTCAGGATGGGTGTATCGTATTACGACTGCTCCTGACGATGACAATGGTTTTGTTGGTCGTTACCACCGAGAGTTTTACTTTAACGTAAACAAACAACTTGGTGACAAAGATGATGTATTATTGCTTGCCGATGGTACTACACAAATCATCATTACCAAACAACCAGAAGCACAAGCTGATGGAACACTTCGCATTCGTGCAAGACTTCTTACTAAAGAAGGAGAATGGGGTCAAGCTATTCCTGCATACTTACTTGAAGTAGGTCAAGAGGTTTCTCCTCCATTGTACAACATGAAGCCTGAGGCATCTGAGCATGGTAGCAAAAGCCGTGTATCTTTTGGTGAATGGCATCGTGGTTGGATGACAACTATGCGTTGGGAATGGAACATCACAGGTCATGCTGCTCACGTAAAAACCGATAAATCTCCAATGGGTATCGTTTACACAAACGACAAAGGAGAAATCGAAAATTACTGGACAGAAACCTGGAGATACCAAATGTGGAAGAATGCTTATGAGCATATGGACAATCAGTTGTTCTGGGGTATGTCATACACCGACAATGAAGGTCGTTTCCAAAAAGATGAGCGTGGCTACCGCTACTACTCTGGTATGGGTATCTATCATCAGGCAAATCGCCGCTTGAAGCGCGAGTATGTCAAGATGAATGACTTCTCTATCCTTGATGACCTTATCAAAGGCATGTACAATGACTCAATCGAAACTGGTGTTAAGCCTGAGATTTTCCTTTGTGCTGGTCTTGAACTAAGAACTGATATTGACCGTTTGATTCGTAATGAGTTCAAAGGTTCTCCTGAGGTTCTTTACTTTGATGGCAAAGGTAACTATCAAGCTGGTGGTACTGGTAATGAAACTATGGGTATTCGTTCTAACTTCCGTTACTACGAAACTCCTGCAGGTAAAATCATTGTATCAGACTGTCCATATTTTGACCGTAAAGGTATGCCAAGCGTACGTACAAGCGAAGGTAATCGTGAGCAATCTCATCGTGGTATTTTGATTAACCTTGCTAAAATGCGTGGTGGTCAAGATGCAATGACTATGGTTACTCTACAAGGCCGTCAAAATGTTGTTGGTAAAGTACACGGTATGTCAGATCCTGGCCCCGGTGGTGCATTAACAACTACAGCTGACGTACAAGGTGAGCACATGCTTACAATGCAGGGTATTGCTTTGCACAACCCTAACTGTATGGCAGAGCTTAAACTTGCTCGCGGTCGTCGATAGTATTTATTAACTTAAAAGTGAAACAGATTATGAACAATACAATTTTTTATCCAAAACAACACGAAGAACTTTTGAGAAAGGCAGGACTTCTTGGAACTGGCTATCTTGAAGTAAGGGCGGTACAAAAGTACAAAACAGTAAATGTTAGTGAAGATGGCATTACTTTTCGTGAAGAGAAAAGACCTGAAATAGATGACATAGCAACAGGCAATACATCACCAGTTTTTGACAGTTCTGGTTTGATTGCTGGCTATTGGGCAAATGGTCTTACATCAGAAGAAAAGAGAATCATCAACGAGGAGTGTGGTGTTCCATTCTTTTACTTGAATGAACCAACAAATCCACTAACAGGAAAACCGTATCATCCCGACACAGTTCTTTCATTAAACGAAGGGCAACTTTTTAATCTTTCTAATCCACGCGATGTAGCTTATGTGCGTGTTCTTTTTGAGGTTGTATCTACAATCGGCAAAGACAAACAAGAAGCTTTAGATCATGGAGCATTCTTTTATTTCTTTTCTAAAGAAGAAGAGAAGCAAGAGAAAGAGAAAGAAATCAAAAAGAGAAAAGGTGCTGCTGCACTCATTGACAAACTTAGCAAAAAACAGAAACGTGACTGTGTAAGAATACTTATTCTTGATGGTGACTACCCTGCCGATCCTTATATCAATGAGGATATAGCTGAGGAAATCTTTGATGAGGTTGCATTCTCTATGCCTTACGAAGTGTTACGTGCTCATGATACCGAAAAGAAAGAAAACTATATTTGTGCAAAAGCATTGATACATTCAGGCCATATTGAAGCAAATAGTATTGACGGTCCATATTTTAAAAACCCAACGGTTTATGGACAAAAAACACATCTTGCTGATAGTTTTAGCGAACTGATGGTTAAAATAGATACGCATTTTGACTTGATGAAAGCTTATAGAGAACTTGAAGGTATTGTTGTTGGCGAGAACAGAATCGAAAAAGAAAGATATGTTCGTGACGCTGCATCTGTATCGTTTCTTTCCAAACATGGACTTTATGAAAAAGGAGAACAGTCTAATGTTGTAACTGCAACAAAAAAGCAAGTTCCGGCAAACTTAAAGTTTATGAACCTAAAGCAGTTGATTGACTACATGGATGGTGAAAATATTGTTCATGATTTTACAGAAAACTCAAACCTTAAGGAAGCAAAGGAATATCTGACTAACTATATTGAGAATCAATAATGGTACCAGTAGTTGAAGTATATAAGGCGGTACTTGCTGAACTAAAGCATTACAATACCACTAGTATGACACCCGATGAGTTTAACTATCACATCTGGATAGCTACGCTCGAATATGTCAAGAATAGGTATTGGGCACACGAACAGCATCAAAAACAGATAGACGATTTATCTGTCATAAAGGTTGTAACTGATGGTATTGCTGGATTTCCTGCGCCATTAGTAAATCTTGGTCCTGCTGTTGCCGGTCAGGAATATGTACAACTTCCTGCTAACTATCTTCACCTACTGGCTGTATCTGTCAAAGTAAAGTATAAAAATCAACCTTGCGAAGTTGATAATACTATATCCGGGTATATTTCTGCTACTCACTTGAAAGATGATTTTAGATTTACCATTGAAGATGACTACTACAAGAAGCCGTCTGCCGAATGGCCAAATCTATACTACGATCAAAGAGGAAACAGACTTACATTTAGATGCGGAGACAGTATAGTTCAAGATGTAAAAATTGCATATTTACGATTGCCACAGCGTATATTTTTTGATGTAACAAATCAAAACAATGTAGACTCAGAGTTTGCATGGCCTCAAACGCTAGAAATTGTAAAGCACTGTGTAATCTCTTATCTTGAAACCATTAAAGACCCAAGAGTTCAGTCAATGCTTCCGATAACTGAAAGAAATTTTTTACAAACACCCCCGCCTAACGTACCAACGTAGCGGTAAATAATTTAATAACATGCAAAGTAATGCTCAAAAACTTTGGATTCCGAATCCAAACGCAGGTACACTAGTGGATGTTGAAGCACTACAGGGGCCTGATTTTGCAAATGAAGTGCGTATTGTAGACCAAATCTCAATACTATCTACATCTGTAACACGTTGCCAAAAGGTTTGTGCATCACCATGTGAAGAAAACATCTGGACTATTGAGTTTGGTGATGTTGACTTTGGTGATTGCAATTCTTGCGGCAAATCAGTAGGATTTACTCTGTTGCTTAACAGAAATCCTGATTTTGACAATCAAACGTATTTTGAATACAACCAACGTAAACAATATGTTTACCAAGGTAATCTTTCTGGTACAGTTACAGGTATTCAGTTAGCTCAATGGTTTTACACTTACATTACAGACCTACAAAATCAAAATGATCAACACGATCAGTTTTTGGTTGAAGCATCTGTAAGTGGTAACACATTGACACTAACATTTCCATGTAGTGGACTTATTGCTTACAGTTTGATTGGTATCTATCAACTACCAAACAACAATCTTACTACTGCAGAAACTCCAGTATTTACTGAAACACAAGAAGCAGTAGAAGCTGTATTAAGTCGCGAAAAACTACTTCAGCAGTTTCCACAAGAAATCGGTCACGTATTTGGAGAAGCTCCGCGCGACCAATGGATGTGGTGCCAGACTGTTTGCGTTATTACACTGAAAGGTTGTATTGATGCTTGCAGTAGTTTCTTCGACAATCAGAATAGTGGTCACTTACATACCGGCGCAACTCCATTTGATTTGTTGCTTTATGTAGATAGTTCTGCTCCTGGTTTTGCTGATTTTATTGATGCATTGAATACATTGTTCCCTAATGCTTGTGATCTTGATGCTCTTCCAGGTTTCCAATCTGGTGTACAAGGTGACATAACTGCTGGAATTGATATTACACCTATTGTTGATAATATTGATGCAATCAATGGAACACTTATTAATGTTACCATTGGATCATTATCATTTAGTGTAACAGCTACAAGTGGAACAGACTTAGCTACACAAATCAATGGTTTGTTTGCTCCGGCAACACCAGCTACGTATTCTGCGCCAGATATAACATTTGGTGCGCCTCTATCTAGTTTTGGTTCAACAGCTGTTATAAGCATTGTATCTGATCCAGTTAACTACGTAGGAGAGTAATGACGATACTGAGCGAGACCTTGTTCTTTTCTGTCTTAGTTTCGCTTTTTACACAGGGTTTGAGTGCCGCTGCTAACAGTGGCGGCATTCTATACCCGATTAAAGCGTGGATGGAAAATATATCTAGGTCAAAAAAACTAGACAACAGAAAGATAGAAATATCTGGTTACAAGGAAAATAGAAGACGACAATACCAATCTTCAGAGTGGATTAACCCGGCATTGCAAAAGCTTGAACTATTACATCTTTACCGCAATCTCTGGCATAAGCCATTGCTAACATGTATGGTATGTATGTCTTCTTTTTATGGAACATTGATTTACTGGATTGTATATAACCAGTACCCATTATATATTTGGATTCTAGGTATTCCAATATCATCAGCAATAACTGTATTAACCCATAAACTACGAACATGAGTTTTCAAAGCCTTGAAGCAGTAACATCAAGATTGATGAATGACTTGATTGCTGTTTATGACGATACAAGATTAAACAGAAAAATGATACGCGATAAAGTACTTGTTGCAAGAGCAAATATTTTATCTAAGTATCTTCGTCAAAATCTTGGTTCTATTGCGGGTCAATACTATAATCAGTGTTGCTTTGAGGTAAATTGTGAACCTGTATGCCCGGGTGCTCCTGTAACTGTTATCAGAGGAAAGATACCAGAACTTCTAGCTCAATTAGGCAGGAGAGCATTAAAGTATCTTGGTACCGTAGATGGTAAACATCCTTTTGAATGGCGCGATGAATCAAGCACAGAGTTTGTAAGTTATGCTCAGTTTGGTTGTGATAAAAAGAATCCATATTTTGTTCTTACTGGACAAAAAGCTGATGTGTATGATTTGCCAACAGTTGATACAAAAATGCTTATGGTTAAAGGAATCTTTGCCGACCCATTTGCTTGTGGTTGTCCTGAAGATGATGTGTTTGTGCCGGCAGATCACATAGATGAAATAGAACAACAAATCAAAGTAGATTTATCGACATTCTTGATACAAAGAAGAATCGATAAAATGAACAATACAAATAGCGATAACTAATGCCAGGAATACAAAAAAACTTAAAGTACAATGACTTGTACGTTGAAGCACAAAAAAACTATGTGACTGTAGATCCGTTTGGTAAAAGGTATATCATTTATCAAGGCATGCAGTTTAAGTTTGATTCATACGAAGACATAGAAGTTGGATGCGGTTGCGGTGGAGTTCCAAAAGAAGTTCTTAGGCATTACAACATTAATGCATTTGCTACTTGCGAAGAAGGAAAATACTTATGGCCTACTGCAAAAGGTTCTTTTTTAATGCTTGTAGTAACGTCAAAACATTTTATAGAAACTGATTCTTTAAAATATCCACCTGTAAAAAGTGCATACGAAGACGAAACATCAGGAAAGGATGTAGATTTATTTACACCACCATGGAAAAGATCAATACCGAGAGAGGGGGGACTGTGGTATACAGACCCTTGGGAATCACAAAAAGGAAGTTAATAAAAAGGAAAAGAGCCTATAGAAATCATGGAACAAACTATTTTATAAGAAAGAAAAGATATAGGTTAAACAGAAAGATTGACAACTTTGATAACATAAACTATAGGATATTCTTTGACGAAAACAACTGGGATTACGACGAAAAAAGAAACCTACATAGAGCAGTGCGCATTGGAAAGTTAGGTAGGTTTATGAAGCGAAAATGGCTGCCAGATACAGATACACAGCCAAAAGGAATGTTTGAAAGAAAGAAGAAAAAGTTTGTAATGTACTTGGCTGATTTGTTGATAAAGTTGCTGATTGATGACATGATAGAAACTGGTAACAAGATTACATTTGCGGCAACCAAAACAAATAATCGTACACTTGAAGGATATTTTAAAATAGGAGTATTTAAAGATAAAGGTATTTTTACTAACTTTGAGAATCTTATTCTTTCAATAGTTCCAGGAACGATAGAGCGCATTTCAGATTATTATCCATTAGTGATATTAGAAAACGAACTAAAAAGAAAGCTAAAGAACGCGTACATTCTTAAAAAAAGAGAATATGAAAGTATTGACATACAGGAACGTATTGCAGCGCATAACAGACTTAGCGGACTTTATAGACGTGTCGTCAAATCTCCCAAGAATTAAGAGATTGATTTACAAGTGTGCAATAGATTCCAGAGCTGCAATATCAATGATTACAAAAACTGCTGTACCGGTGCATATAACAAATGGCATTGGCGAACTTCCGTGCGATCTACTTAGATTATTACGAGCGTATGGAGATAATAGCCATGGCGCCAGAACTGGTGATGCAATGGAATCGACAAGACTAAAATCATTCGGCCGTTACGATAAAACAAACACACATATCAAACCATCCTGGATTAGAGAGGGTACTATTTACATTGATTATTATGCTGTACCAACAGTAGAAGTAATGGATGAAAATGGACAGAGTTGCCAAGAGATACAAGTAGCTCCAAGCCAGTTAGATTATTGTGCGTATGAGGTGATAAGAATACTTGCTCGAGATGAACTTGTTAGAGGTAAGATGCGACCTGATGTATATGGATTATTTGAAGAGGAAGCTGCTAATCATTTTCAAGTAGCAATAGGCGACACAAGACAATTAAGTATTGATGATATGGAAAGCACAGCATGGATGCTGCGTAATGCTCAGTTTTTTAATTTAAGATAAAATGGCACAGCCCACAGTAAACAGATTTTATAAGGGCCTAAATTCTGATGTAAGCCTTACCGATAGAGCACAAGATATGTATCTTGATGGTCATAACATAAGACTTGCCAGAAGAGAAGAAGGTACTTTGTGGGCCGCAAATATAAGAGGTAACGAAGAAACATTTCAACTAAAAGAAAATTACATTCCAATAGGGTCTGTTGAGTTTGATGGATTCCTTTTTATCTTTTCGGTTAATCCTGATATAAATACAAGTGAAATAGGTTCGTACCCATCACCAGATCCAATAACAAATGAAATAACAAGAGATTACAGACCTCTTAGAAACTATACTCCACAAATATACATACCAGATATTAATGATGAATGTTTGGTTTCTACTATTAGTGATCTTGGAGATTTTAGAACACCGTTGTTAGGTTTTAGATGCGATAGGCCATTAAGAATAGAAGCACGTTTAGATTTTGATGGTTCTGTTAATCTTTATTGGACAGATGACAATTTACCATGGCGTGTAATAAACAATGGATTTGTATTAAAAACTGGTTTGCCAAATAATAGGTATATTACTGCTGGCATGATACAATCTGGCTATATAAATGGTATTAATGAAAACTCTAATCATCCTACTGTAGATTTTCAAACATACGGATCCGGTAGTCTTAAGATTGGCAATTATTTTTTCTTTGTTAGATATACAGACCTAAGTTATTTATCAACATCATTTCTTGGTCAATCAGGACCTATACCATTATTTGTAAGTAATAATGCTGGTGCTGCAGTAGTAACATCTAGTGGAGAATCAGACGATTTGTCTAACAAATCAGTAAACTTAATTATACAAAATTTAGATGCAAACATACCATTTTTTGAAATAGGTTACATTCGTTATTTTGGTCAAGACATATTTGAATGTTTTCTTATCGACAAAAGGTTTAGCATAAATGGTTCTACATTTGCAGGAGCAACAATAACAGGTAATGAACCATTGATAGCATTAACTATAGATGAGTTAGTTGTTTATAAGCCAAGTGATGCACTTTACTGCAAAGATATAGCACAAGCATTTAATACTTTTTATTTAGCAAATACTAGAGGTCCTATTTTAGACCATCCAGATTTGCGCAGGTTTATGTGTTCGCTTACATTATCTGAAAATTATACCAATAATGGCCCTGCTGATGAAATACGTACAGACCAAAATGGAAATCCATATTCTACAGATGGAAATGAAACAGAAGAAAAAGTAGGTTATTTTTCTGGAGAAACGTATTGCTTTGCTTGTATACCGGTATTTAAAGGTGGATTTACAGGTCTTCCATATCCAATGACAGGATATGATAACTATACTAATCTAATGGCTAATAGCAATCAGAGTGGTATATTTAGATTTAGAAGATATTTTGATGCGCCGGCATACGATGGCACAAATACTTTTATAAAAGGTATCAATGTAAATACTATTGGCGCTGCAACTATATATGGATCATCTCAATGGTTGCAAGAAAATTTAATAGGTGTTTATGTTGCAAGAGCAGAACGTAAACCAAATTTATTGTTTCAAGGAATAAGTCTTCGTTGTTACAATGGCAACATGGCATCTAAAATAACAGACTTAAATTATAATTTCAAAAAATATAAAGAAGACGGTAGCACAGTTTCTAATATATCAAATCTTTCAAACAATATTGAGTATTATACTTCAGATAGATTAGTTCCTCTTTTTGAACCTGCAACATATTTTTTCCAAAATCAAGTAGGTGGCGTTGATGATTTTTATAAATGGTTTCATTATACATACGCAGCAGATATAAGAGATAGAAATGATTTTGTAGATCCAAATAGTTTAGGTATATTTTCTACTGATTATTATATTGGTAGAGAAGTTGTTCCAGATAATTCTTATATAGAATTATTAGCTACAACATCATATCAAAATCATTGGAACAGAGAATCAACTTCATTAAATCCATTTCCTATTAACAATGCATCTGCTATAGGAAACTGGAAACAAAATATAACAGATCCAGGATTACTTATATCACCATTTGCTGATTATTTATATATAGGTTTAGGAGTAAATGCTGGTTTAATGCAGACATTTGTTGGGTATAATCAAAACGGATTAACATTACAAAGTCCTATTGGATTTAATGCAAATACACTGAATATTACAGGATGGACTGCAGTTCCAAATACAAGATTTGTTTCAAGATTTGATGAAGGTAAAAAAGCAAGTCAAGATGGTATGTATTTTTACGAAAGAGCAATACAAACATTTCCTGGTAGATTGCATCTTGAAATAAGTCTTCCTATTGCTTTACCTGACTATGTAGCAATAACTAATGCACCAACTTATAGTCCTACATTTTATCCTATTGGAGATTTTAATCATTTTATTGGAGATGACTGGAATAGAGGAATAGTAAACACATATATCTCTAATCCAAATACTGTAAATTATACTGATTTTTATGATTTTAAAAATACAGTATTTAGTCCAATTGGTTTGTTTCAAAATATAACAGATTTTCTTTCAACGCCACAACATACATATTATAGAGGAGATTGCGTTGTTTCTAGAACTTATATAAAAATTATAAATGCAAGTAATGAAAACATAGGTCAATACTTTTATGATGTTCTTGCAAATGTTGAAGCTATTGGTACTGCCGTAGTTCAAAATACAAATGCAGAAGAAGCTGCAGAAGATTTTCAAAGAGGTTATGGTCACTGGGTTAGTATAGTAACTGAAAACAAATACAACCCTAGTTATAGATATGAATTAGGTCGTAATTATTTTTATCCAAAAACTAATCCATTAAATCCCGGCATTGACTTTTCTTGGTTATATGATAGTCCTGAAAGCTTCTTTTTCAATAAAGGAATGTCAGAATATCTTGGTCCAAGACAAAGTGTAGGTATAGATTTACTTCAACCATTAAGCGATAACAAGTTTCCAACTAGAATAAGGCCAAGTATTAAACATATTTTTGGTGCGCTTCGAGATGGATATAGGCAGTTTATTCCTGCAGATGCAAAAGACTTTGATTATGAAGCTGGAGAAATACAAGCAATAGTTTATATGTTTGACTACTTGTATTCTTTTCAAAATAGAGGTATTAACTTACATCCAATCAATGAACGCGTAACACAAGAAGGTACTGCCGGTAGCACTGCTATTCTTGGCCAGTCAACAGGTTTAACCGAGTTTAGGCAAGTGATACAAAAAGGATATGGCACACAACATAGATTTGGCGTAATAAAAACACCACAGGCAATATATTGTATTGACTGGAACAAACGATCAATCATGCGTATTGTTGGTGGACAAGTAGAGCAACTTGATATTAAAAAAGGAGTACAATCTTGGTTTAGAAGAATAGTAGCATTAGGTAGCACTGGATATAGTGATGCGCTTGAAATATTGCCAAATGAACACACATGCGGATTAGGCATTCATGGTGTATATAATCGCAAATACAAAGACATTGTTTGGACATTAAAACTTGGAGTAGAAACAAAGACTATAGTATTTTCTGAAGAAATGGATACTTTTCTTGGCACCCATGGTTATAAGCCAAACATGTACGCGCAAGTAGAAGAAGACCTTTATAGTTTCATAGACAACAAGGCATGGCTTCATGATGTAAATACAAAGTATGATAATTATTACGGACAACAAGATGTTTGGAAAATAAAAGTATCTGTATCTGAAGGTGCTGAAATAACAAAGCATTATGACAATATTATTATTAGTAGTAATAATAGAGTATTTAGCGCGATAAAGTTTGAAACGCAACATCAAGTAGCAGAGCAGAGACCTTTCCAGCCTACTACAGAGTTTTGGTATGCGCCGACATATAGAGAAAATGAATGGCGATTACCAATACGCAGAGCAGATAATATCAAGGAGCCAGAACTAAATATTTACGATGACTTTGGATTTGATAAAACACCTATGCGCGGTCGCTATCTTATTGTAGAACTAGAATACGATGGCAACAAAGAACTTTGGGTACGAGAACTAATGACATTTTATAACATTTCATTTACTTAAAACATGCCTCCATTTATTACACATAACGGACAAACTGGATATTTTCAAAATGGTGTATTTACGCCTATGTCAAGACAACAATATGACATGCAATTTGGATATAATCCATTTATGGCAGCGCAACAAACAGCTTTAGGTCAACTGTCTACGCAACAAAATGCAATACAACAAGGTACTATACAGCCACCAATGGCTGGACCATTAAGTAATGAGCAAAAAATATCTATTAAACAAGGTGATGCAACAACAACAGATGTAGTTAATAATCCAATTGCACAAAACAATCAATCTGTAAATAATGCCTCTGTAAATAATAATCCATTTATACAGCCAATGCAAAATTTTGGAGGTATTATGGCAGGACAAATGTACAAGTTTAATAATCCTAATTTTACATCACAAAGTCAAATACAGCAAAAAGTAAATAACATCAGTCAACCAGCACCCGAATCAGAGTTACTACAATCTGCTGCGGATGCCGCACAAAATGTAACAACAAACGCAATACAAAATACACCTTCTGGAGTTTTATCTAATGCTTCAAATAATGCAGTTACATCAAATGCTGCAACTGTAACAGATCCTATATTACAAAATATGGGAAAAGGACCAGGTGAATTTTTTCAAGACCAAATGCAAAATGCCAATAATGCTGCAGCAAATGCAACTAAAGCCACTGCAACTAAAGCCACAAGTGACGGTCTTGATGGATTAGGATTTTCTGGTAAATGGAATTTTAGTCCAAGTCAAGCATTTAATAATAGTAAAGATTTTTTTGCTAGTGAGGCAGGACAAGCTACATCTGCTGGTATTGGTGCCGGTCTTGGAATTGCAACAAGTCTTGCTGCAAAAAATGCATCTGTTTATGATCCGCGTGTAGGAATGTCAAAACCTAATGCATGGGGAACTATTGCAAGCGATAGTACAGTAACACAAATAGGATTAAACCCTGCTCTTATGGCAGCAACAGGAGGATTATCTGCTGTAGCTGGATTGACTATTGATGCTATTAAAAATAGTATTAAATATGTAAAACAAAAAGATAAATATGAAAATAAAAAGCTTGCAGTTGATACTATGCAGCAACTTGACGATGCAAGAGAAAATATGAAGCCTGACTATACCGGTTATGCTAGAAATGGAACACAGGTTAATCCATATTTAAAAGCGCAATATGGTACAGCAATAATCGATGGGAAAAAAATGGATATTGATAGTGATGAATACAGAAGACTATACAATTCTGGAAATCTTATGAGAGTTGATGAAGGAGGAATGCCTACAATGACTACTAAAGAAGTGGTTATTACAGAACAAATGCCTGAAGAAACTAGAAAACAAAGAGAAATACAAAAAGAAAGAGATGCGCAAGGGTTAAATTATAACTTTGGTACTGGTTCTCAAAATCCTTATATGAGTCAATTGCAAAGTACTGTACCTACTGGAATGAACTATACAGTCCCTAGTGTTCCACCTTTTCAACCAATATTTAATCCTGAAGACGATTTATTAAATATTTATAGAGGTAAGTCATTTGGTTCTATGCCGTTTCCGTATAACAATAGTGCTGGTATAGGTATGGGTTATAATGACGCTGGAAATAATGCATGGATGTCAACAGGACTTGGGTCTATAGAAGATCCTACAACTATATTAGGGCACTTAGATTATAGATATGGAAAAGATGTGTATGAACAAAATCTAAAAAATAACGATATCCCAACATTATATTTTTTTGAAAAAGATTTAAGCAAAGAAAAACAATTTATAGATAATGTTTTAGGTTCTGCAGATAAATATTATGATTCAAGAAAAGAACTATTAGAACTAGGAGATGATTTAGAAAGAGAAGCTAGATATATAAATGACGTATTACTACCACAAGGATATTCATATAATGTTGTTGATGATCAACCTGGCAACAAACTTATTAGAAGTCTTACTCCAGATAAAGATAGGTTTATGGGTTCTGTCACATTAACTCCAGAAATGTATAAAGCGTTACTTGAAACTCCAAATCAAACAGAAGCAAAGCGTAGATTAATGCAAATGGCCAAAATACCACAAGACGTAGATATGGATAAACTATTTATTCACATGAATCTTAGTAGGCCTAAAAACTTATCAGCTTACTTAAAAGCAAAGACTGTAAATCCAGAGTCTGTAAAAGGTTGGCACAATGAAAGACCTGGCAATAAATATGATAAAAATGGAAATCTTATTAAACCAACCGTAAAAACATATAAACAAGGTGGTGTAGTAAATCCATATTTAATGGCGCAATATGGTACTAGTGCTTATATACCAGGAACAGATTATAATGTAACACAATCTAAACCACCTTTTAAAAAAAAAGATTCTGATTTAGAAAATGCAATGTCATCGTTTAATAATATGACTACTAATGATGGACTTGATGAAAAAGGTAACTATATTTATTATGACAATCCAAGTGGAAAAGGAAGCCTTGACTCTGATTTAGTTTTTGGATTGGCAGAACTAACAGGTATACCTTCATTGTACAGAGTAGCAAAAGATCCAGTAGGGCATTTACAATCTGGATTGCGACTAATGCATAAACAACCAGGAACAGGATTACCTATATACAGCACTCCAGAAGATGTATCAAAATCATTAGATATAGTTGGTGCTGCAAGTACAGTTATGCCGTTTGCAAAACCAGTTGCAAGTGGAGTAAATCAAGCAGCAAAAACAACAGGTAAATTTTTAACAACACAAACTCCTTTAAAAAATACATACAAAATAAATCCATTTGCATTAAAAGAAGATGATGTTGAAATCTTACAAAGATGGCAATTTGATAATGCAAATAATAAATATCATATTATGGATTGGAGTTTTTCTGGTGGAGATTTACCTAAAAAATATGAAGGAAAATTTTATTCATCTAATTTTGATAATCAAAGAAAAGAATATGTACCTATTGGAGTTCCAAGTTATATGATGATACGTCCAGGTTCAGGACAAATACAAACAGCTGTTGTAAAAAAAGGAACAGCAAATATACCAAAAGAAGTATTAGATAATGTATCTAATATAAATTTTCCAAATGTAGAAAGGTTATTACCAGAAGGTATACCATATACTATAACTAGAGTAGAAAATAATCCAATGGATATATTTAATACTAAACCTTTTAGTCTTGAAGAAACAAGAAAATTATTAAAAAAAGCTCAAAAAATATCAGATGCATCAATACCTAAACCAAACTGGTTAACAGGTTATGGGAAAAAATAAAACTAATAAATACTTAAAAGTATAATCATGAATCCATATCTAAACAAGAAAGCCATTGTAAGCAAAAGAGGACAATGGGATTATCCAGGACAAGATACTATTGTTCCTACTCCTGACGGAAGCATAACTATGCAAGGAGTAAACTATCCTGTGTATGGACAAGATGAAACTGGTTACGGGCAAATGATGTACCCTAATAAAGAATATAAGTTTCCTGGTAAAATGGTTTATGAAAAACCTATGATGGCAGTTGGCGGTATTACTAATGCAAATCCTGTAAATCCAATCACTCCTACTGAAGCAGAAAAAAGAGCAAAGATGCTTCAAATATATAATGAAGAACTACAAAAAGCAAAAAATAAAGTTAGTAGTGAAGCTTTTAGAAATAAGTTTGCTTATGAAGGTAAAATGTCAGGATGGAATGAAAGTGAAATAGAACAAGAAAGAAATAATAGAATTGCAAACTATGAAAACATAGATTATCAATACGATAATTTTAATGATGTATTTACAGAGCAGCCTGGAGCAAGAGGTTTAATAGAACCTGATTTACAGTATTCTAAAATGGCAAAAATTATTGATCTAAACGATCCATCAAAAGGTTATGCATTATCATTAGAAAAACAAAACAAAACTAAAGCTGGCATTAATCCTAGTTTATTGCAATTTGAAAACATTGCAAGGTCTGCTATACAACATGAAATAGGTGGTCATATTGGTGATGTTGCTTCTCCTAACGATAAAAGCTCTTTAGAATATTATGGTGATAATGAAGGTACACCTATTTATGCACCAGTGTGGAATCATACACCTTTTGCTTTACAAACAATAAAAGAAAATACTGTACCACATCCTTATTATTCTATGCCAACTGAAGTAAAGGCAGGCAAAAGACAAGTAGAAAACTTACTTGAAAATGCTCCTATAGACAAAGTAAACTTTGGCAAAACGTGGAAATATGGAGACGATGTTAGTTTAGAACATTTTAAATACATTTTAAATCCTCAACAATATAGCGATAATCCAAATGAGTTTAAAAATGAAGAATCTGACATGATGCTTAAATCTATTTACGGAGAAGATAGAGTCAAAAAAGGAAGAGATTTTACAGAAGATGAAATAAACGAAGGATATAAGAAGTTTAAAAATTTAATGATTCTTGCACAAAATCAAAAATCTATGTCAAACAATAACACAAATCCATACGGTATTACAGCAAGAAATGGCTCTATGATTAAACGTGCCGATGGTTCGTACTCCCAGCGTGGATTGTGGGATAACATTAGAGCAAACAAAGGTTCTGGAAAAAAGCCAACAGAACAAATGCTTGAACAAGAAAAGAAAATCAAACAGCAGGAAATGGGAGAAGGTGGATATGTTGTTAGAAAAACTGACGAACGTAAAGGTAAGACACATGTTGTTACAGGACCCGATGGAACCAAAAAATATTTTGGCGACCCTAACATGGGAGAACGCGGTGATTCAAAGTTAGGTAAAGAAGCGTTTTATT